TTCGACTTTCATCACTAAATTATGTTGATCCATCACTGGTTCACCTTGGATTTGATAATCACGATCATTTACATGGATTTTATCCATGACACGTCCCGTGGGAACATCGCCTGCCTTGATATCAAACATGTGGGTGGCATTGTGAACACGGGTTTCAAAGACATCGATAATTTCATCAGGGAATCTTGGGATTACAGAGATGGAGAGCTCAAACCCGTCTTTGCATGTAACGATGGCTGGATCGGCAAAAACACGAAATAAACTCTCCATACTCTGTAAAGCTGTTGAACGAAACCTACTCATAAGGCATTGGCATTACGGTCAGCCAAAACTTGTTCCCAAGCTTGATCACGTAGATCAGCGGATATATTGGCTTCAAGTACAGTTTCGATAGCATCAACATTCGGCTTACCGCTTTTGCCGTAATCCTTTTCAGGATCAAGCATTTCAATCACCTCAATGATGTCTTCAAGCGATGGCGTGTTTTCTGCTTTGGTCTCAGTTTTCTTCTCGCCCGATAAACCTTCTGCGGAGGCAAAACCACGAGCGATTAAACCCTCAGCCTCTTTTTGATCAAGGGTGACAGTTTGGTTGGGCTTAATCACTTCACCATCAACGTGAAGTGTAATCAGTGCTGTTACTTGCATATCGTTTTCTCCTTATCGAACAGTTGCACAAAATGATGCGTTAGGGCGGTACGGCACAAGGAGTGGTGCAGATTGCAAGAGCAACCAGCGCACAGCAGGGTCTTGTTCTAACCATGATTTTGAGAAGTATCTCTGCGCCCGATAATTGGCGGACTCATCCATGATTGAGCCATAGCATCGTGTTCCCTCTAACTGGGATGTGCTTGCAATCATCACTGTGTAATCAGGAAGCAGTTTTTGTGTTTGATCCTGCTCATCAACATAGCGATCATTGTAAATCCAAAAATCAAGATCACCGATTGAACCGACATAACGTGCAAGATCATTGCCTTGTCCAAAAGCCACTGGCCCAAGGTTAATGCCTGCATTATCACGAAGGCGTCTGATATCGAGGAGTTTCTCAATATTGGAATCTGACTTAAATATTCGCCAAGCCATCGCATCCATGATCACTGTGCGTGCAACCGCACCTGATTTTTCTTGGATGGTGGCCACCCAATCCTCAAGATTATTGAGAACATTGACGCCTGCTTCACCCCAGCGTGATGAACCAGCCAAAGCAACGGTGAGTTCTGGATCACGACCAAAATCAACCACGACCGTGGGATAGTTTTCACCTTCAACGGTGATCTTTCCTGTTCGCATGGCCTCTGATGCCATGACCTCTTCACGGCGTGTCAGATTTTCTAACTGCTTCATTATGGTGCGATTGAGGTTGGCTTCAAGGCGTTGTTGTGGTGCTAGTGTTCCACCAATACGCTCACCAATAGAGCGTTTAAGGGGACGCGTTGGATCGAACCGTCTTTTGTCTTTGGCATAGGCTGGTTTGAAACTCTTGGTCATGTAGCCTTCATCATCAACAACTTGTCCTGCAACAAGTGGTGATACGAATGGCGTAATGCGCGGCTTTGATTTATCAATATCAAAATGAATTTCTTCTGACTCCTCGGTTTGCTCTGACATGAAAAATGTATCAAGCAAAAACGAGCTGGGTCGAATTAAGTTTTCGACCACACGGGTCAAAACATGGGTGCTGAAAATATCAACGGACATGGGGTGTTCTCCTTATAAGATTAGATTGTGATGGATGGTTAATTTACGCCGATAAGTTTTGGCGTAAGGTGATATTGCGAAGTCGAAGTTCTGCAGATATGGATTGGATGGTATGGCCTGCGCCTAGTGTCAGAGCCTTGGTGTTAAACTCACCACTGAAATACACAACGGCTTGAGCATCTGCATTCGTGGCATCAATATCTTCAGCCAAAATGACATCGGGCACTTCTGAGCCATCATTTGATGATGATGCTGAGAGTGTGTATTTGCCATCAGCCGTGATTTTACCAAGCACCGATCCTTTGGTGAGATTTTGACCAGATGCAATTGTGACCAATCGCTCTACGCGTGGAAATTCCCCTGCAAGTAAATTGCAGGGTGTGTATTCACCATTATTGTTAAATCCTTCTGTACGATTCATGATTTTTACTCCTATTGTTTGATTTAAAAAAATTAAAAAAGAAAAAATAAGGCTGTGCCTTACATGTTAGCGATGCGCTGAGCCACGGCATCAATGTCATCTTCTTGGCTCTCACCCTCGGGTTGGATATTAGGGTTTTTTGTTGCCGCCATTGCGGATTCAAAATCACTGACATTTGCTTTGACATCTGGTGATGCGCACGCCAAAAGCTGAGAGGCTTCGACATGGCTTAATTCTGTTCCCAGCGCAATTTCTTGAGCCAGTTTTTCACGGCCTTTGGCTTCCTCTGATCCGAGGATATCTTCGAAGCGTTTGCGTTCCGTTGCGCGTGCATCTGATGCAATTTGTGTTACCAATTCGGGATGATTGGCTTTTAATTCTTCAAGTGTCATGGGTGTTTTTTCCTTTGTTGATTGGGTTGGGGTGGATGCTAAAAGCCCCTCTATATGAGGGGCTTTAGTTGCGGATAATTCTTGGATTAGGTTGTCGAGTGATCCGATACGATCTGCTAATCCTGCACGGACGGCCTGCTGGCCTATCATGACATCGCCACCGCCATAATCGCTTAATATGGTTTGTGGATCGATATTGCGGTGGCGAGCAATTGAGCGAATAAACACATCAGCCATTGAATCAATACGTGTTTGTAGGCGTAATCGTCCTTCATCACTTGAAACATCCAATCGCTTATGAGGGGATTGTGATGAGACGATTTCAATCGTTTTATTATTATCATCATCGGCGCGATACATGCCCACCACACCAATTGATCCAAGGGCGGAGGTTTCTGAGACGATGATTTCATCTGCTGCAGAGGCAATCCAATATGCACCTGATGCGGCGTCTCCTGATGCATAAGCAATAATGGGTTTTGTGCCCCGTGCCTCATAAATCATGGAGGATAATTCTGATACGCCATTGACTTCACCGCCGGGTGAATCAATATCCAAGATAATCGCTTTGATATTTGGATTATCCAGAGCAGATCTAAAATCCTTGGCGATTAATTCATAGCTGGTTGCACCACTGATCGATGTAAAGATATTAGCGTAGCGAAACAACGGACCAGTCACAGGTAAGATCGCAACCCCTTCACGCTCCGTTGCATTATAAGTATTTCGTAATTCACGGCCTAATTTTGAAGCAACAGCCTCAGGTGATTCATTTTCACGGGCAGCAACACTCAATATTGTCTGCATGGCTGTTTCGGTGATTGCCCATGGATCACCTGTTATTCGGTTCCACACTCTCATGCTCATCCTCCTTTTCTGGTTCATTTGTATTTAAAATGCTGTTCACATCGTTAATGGTCAGGCCAAGTTCTGTGATCTTGGCTTTTTCTCGGGCGAGTTGTTCCAACACCTCTTCCCAATCAAGCCCTTGTGCGGCGCATTCATCTTCTAAAGTCGATAAGCCAACTTGCATGCGAAGGTGGGCGGCTTTGGCTTCCTTGACAGGATCGACCCATCCACGACCGGGACCGATCCATTTAACCCGTGTCCAAGCATGGCGTTTCTCGTAAAAATCAGGGGCATCGATAATGCCTTTATTGATCGCTTCTTCCAGCCACAGCTCATAAACAGGCTTTGCCCAATAGGTGGAAAGCCATTGACGTTTCGCGGAAAAATATCGCCATGCTTCCAACAATGCTGCACGCGCTGATGAGTAATTGGTTTTTGAAAAATCCTTCATCAACAATTCAAATGGGATATTCAAACCAGCGCCAATATGACGCAGTATATTTTCGACAAACATGCCGTAACCACTATTGGGTCGGCTTGGTGTAAAGGGGGCAACTTTGTCACCCGGAAACATTGGAATAATTGATCCGCCTTGGAGTTTGATATCCCATTCATTCCGAGCCGCCATGTAATCATCACCTGATCCGCCAAAGACTTCGGCGATTGATTCACCATCCATCGGTGTTTCAACAAAAGCGGCGATCATTGCATTGACGACTGCGGCTTGAAGTTCCGATCTCTCATAATGATCGAGCATTTTAAACATCGGCATGATGGATGTGAGAAGAGGTTTCCCTCGATTTTGACCTGTGCGTTCTTTGTCATGCACATGGATCACACGCCTGCGTCCAAACGGCGTATGGGTTGGAATGCGTTCCCAATCATGTGAATCCAATCCCATGCCCAGCATTGCATCACCGGGGTGGCTTTTACGAATGTGATAGGCGCGTGGCGCACCATAGGCATCAATCTCAATGCCAGCACGAAGATTTTTACTATCTTGTTTACCGGATGGGTTAGAGAGTCGATCTGGTTCAACCAATTGGATGGTTGTTGAATATCTTGATCCACGGTTTTCAAGCCATAACGGAAGGGCAAGAGATTCACCATTGATTAAACTTGATCTGAATATCAATGCCGTCATGCCAGCGAATGTTAAGCTTTTTGCGGCATCGCAGTCTGTACCCTCAGCCCATGATCGCCACTCAGACTCAACACCTCGCGCCCATTCGTCCGCCCATTCTTTATCACGACCAAGGGCTTTATAATCAGGTGTTGCTGATAACCGCAGTCCTGTTCCGACCACATTATCGGTCAGGGTTTGCATCGCCCCAGCCGCAACGCCGTGATTACGACTGAGATCACGGGATCGTGATACAAGTGTGGGTAATTCGCCGAGCAAATCACTATCCGCAGATCCAATTGGTGGAAGCCAGCTGGATAATTCGCGTGAGCGATAGGATGCGGCGCGGTGAGCCGTATCATTGGCCTTCATAGGAAGACCCGATGAATCAAGAATTTGAACCATAAATTGTTACCTTAAAATCCTGTTCGAATGACACCACGGCGTTTGTCACCTTTTTTACGAGCGACCTCACATTCCATCTCATGGATGTATTTTTCTAGCCGCTCAATATTGGCCTCTGAATATGTCGTTGCACCATACCCATGCATATTGACGCTGACCTCTTGTGTTCCAGTCAATAAACGATGGCGTGCTTCTTTGGCTTGAACCAATCGTGCTTCAAGTTCTAATAGTGTTTCTGTCATTTCTAATTATCCCTTAAAGATATGGGTCATCCGCTTTGATCGCTTTGCGTTGTTGCAGGCGCGGTTTGTTTTTCTGTGCCTCAACTGGTTTTGTCTTGGCGTCATCGTTATTTTCGGACACGGGCAATTCAACGCCTCGTGTTGGGACTTTCACATCAACACCTAATGCTTGTTCAAGCCTGCGCCATTTATAATCAGACATACGATCCAAGCCATAAACACTTGCGGCGGCTCTCGCATAAACACGGCAGTCCAAGGCTTCGTTATTGCGGGTCGGGTCTTTTTCCCAGACTTGTTTTGGAAACCCACGTATCACTTTGGTGACGCATCGCTCGGCGGTGAGTTGTTTAAAATATTCCTCGCCATATTCAGGAAACAGACATGCCCCTGTTGGCATTGGAATACCGTTATTCAGATCTTCAATGGTTGGCCATTCCAATTTCAACCAGCGATAGAGTTCCATTTTGGCCACAGGGCCAGATACGTTCCAAACACGAAGACCACGACGTTTACCACCTGTATCGGCTTTGGACACATTCAATATGAGTGCCGTATCACGATCTTGTCCTTTAATCGCCATAACCGTGCGAGGGTTTGATGCACGTGCGCCAGCACCACCCCATACGGCTTGGGGATGCTGACGCACAAATGCATAAACATCTTGTGTGGCATAACCAGAGTCGACGGCCATGACCCGAATAGGCATTGTATGACCAGATTCATGCTCCCAATCTTTTTCAAGAACCTCAGTATTGAGGCGTTCCCATGTTTCAGATCTCGCCGTATCGCCATCAACAATAATGTAATCGACAGACCAGCTCTTCTTATCACGACCCCATGCGACCACTTCACATTCAATGCGATCTTTTTGAACATCAACCCCCGCAGTTAAGAATAATCCATCACGTGGCACAATGCTTTGCTCGTATGTTTGGCGGCGCTCATATAATCTTTGCCATTGCGGTGCTTCCGATGATTCCTCATAAGGCTCACCTAAAACTGTATTGGTAAATCCCTTCATCAAATCAGGATCACGCTTGGCCTCTTCATACATTGTGGCTGCATCTTCCCATGAGAACCAGCCCACAGGTGAGTAGAGTGATGAGAGGTGATAGCCGATTGTACCATCAATGGATTCTGATAATCCGCGCCATTCGCCACGAGAGAGCATCTCTGTTTTTTCGTGGTTGCGAATGCCGTAGGAGCATTCTTCGCAAATGTAGGTGACCTTTTCAGGTTCGCCTTCTGGCCATTTCAGTTGCTCAAATCTAAAATGCTGATAATGATCACATTTGGGACAAGGCATGTGATAATAACGCTGATCCGATTTTTCGAATTCACGTTGTATACGCGATATGCCTTTGACCGTTGGTGTGCTCACCAAAAATATCTTCCGTCTGTTTCTAAATGTCGCAGATCTCCGCTCCGCCAATAAGATCGGATCACCTTCACCATTTACATCCCCCGGATAAGCATCAATCTCATCCATAAACAGATATCGTGCAGGCATGGATCGCAGTCCTGCAGCAGAGTTCGCCCCCGTCATCACCAAGAATCCGCCATCGAATTCTTTGCTTAAAATCGTATTCCCACTATCACGTTCACGCTGTGGTTTGACCTTTTCTGCCAAGACAGGGACATCTTGCAATAATGGATCGATCCGTTGCTTTGAATTACGCTTTGCCAAATCAACTGTTGGCGATACGGCCATCATCGGCCCCGGGGCGATATGGATCACATATCCAATCCAGTTATTACCGCATTCCGTTCCACCAACCTGTGCGCCTTTCATGAAGACGATGCGTTGTGTGGGCGAGCTAGTCGATAACTCATCCATAATTTCTTTGAGATAAGGCGTTCTTGATGTTTTCCATTCCCCAGGTTCTGCCGAAGATTTGCCCGATAGAAGGCGATGTTTGTCAGACCAGTCTGACACCATGTAATGCGGTTCAGGAACAAACCCTGAAAGAAAGATACGTTGGACGTATGACGCATCATATTCAATCGAAATTGAGCTTCCCGTTTCCAATGTCATTTAAATGCTCCCTCACATATCGCTCAAGAATGATGTGTAGTTGATGCTCCTCAATTTCTAATTCTGCTGCCATAAGAGCAGACACTCGTGATGGCCAATTCATCCAACTATCCCGAACTTGTCTTGAAAGCTGACCGACTTGCGCCTTCACCATATCTTTTTGAATAAGCTGTCCCTTTTTTTCTTGAAGGGCGAGTTGGGTTAATTGTGCCTTGTAAAGCTCATGCGCGGTTTTGATTTTTGTATAAGAATTCTTATCCTTGGCAGGCGTTTTTTGATCAACAATAGTCATCAAATTTTGCTTCGCCTGATCGGTGTTTTCATCCCAATCTATATCAGCTTGCGCGACATCAATTTCACTATTTTTATCGAGCGTAATACGTCCACCGTCAATCGCCTTTCGAACGGCCTTATCACTCACGCCGCGATG